AAGAGATTCATAATCTCTAGATGTAACTGCACGATATTGTGATGCGTACAATCTAGGCGCATACGATTTAACTGATTGTATACTTTCAATATCAGATCCGTTTTGGGATGATTGTATTGTTGTAACAGTGATCGTATTGTTTATAATCTCGGTAGCATCATTTTCGTTTTTGAATGTTCCGGCAAAACTAAAAGCATTCGCGCCATTTCCATTCTTACCATCAGTAATAATATACGTTACGGTAATAATTGAATTGTTTTCAAGTTTCTTACCAAATCTACCATCTCCAAAAAGAATCTCATATTTTTCATCCTTAACTTCTTGAATCAGATAGGTTTCAGATGTTGAACCAATTTCAAAAATATTATCTACAAGAGTATATAAGTTTCCTAATCCTGTGTTACTTGGAGATTTTACGTATACACGAATTGTAGTCGTGTCTATGAACGAATTATCTAATATAAATCTCTGATCTAGTGATCCATCTACTGTAAACTGTTTTCTGAGAAAAGTTCCTTCCTTAAGAGTAATATTGCTAAACGTCGCTGTACCGTTGATAACACTTGCTGTAATGTTTTCTGGAACTGAAAACACGTATGATGTGCCACCAGCGGAACCAGTACAAACTAATCCAGATTGTAATGTTAATGTCGATGTCGAGGTCGTTGGTTGCGCTGTGAACGAAACAACCGCACTTGATGCTGTTCTAGACTTAGGTACGTACCCAATGTTTCTAGCTAAAGAAACAACATTTTCTCTTACGGTCGCTGAGTCCAAAAAGGACTCGTTTACGACCATATTTGAGTTAAATGCTGTAATATAAGTGTTATATGCTAAGGTATCAATTAAAACAGAAAAATTAGACCCTTCAAAGTCGAAATCCGTAAAATTGGAATTTGCACGGAGATAGTCTTTGATAGATGTCTTTATCTGATCAAAATCTAAATTAGAAAACTTAGTAAAAGGCATTTTATCTTGCTGCCTCTAATATGAATGAAAATTGTTGTGTAGGAATTTCTTGCCCTATAATATCAAAGGTAATTGTAATTTCAAACTCATTTGTATCTGGACTTGGGTTTACCTGTACTAAAACATTTTGAACTCTTGGTTCAAAATTCTGAATAGTCAGACGAATTTGGTCTTGAATGACCGATGCAGTTCCAAAATCAACAAATTCAAAAAGACTTGAACGAACATTTGAACCAAGAGTCAGATTAAAAAATCTTTCTGTTGGAATCGTTTCAACTAAATTGCGAATGGAACGAATAATCGCATTCTCATTCTTCAAAATGGGTAAGTCTTTAGTAATTGGATGAGGTTCAAAAGATAAACTAATATCTTTAAATGATCTAGATACCCTATTTACTGTCATTAGGACATAGAATTTCTTCTTTATTTATTCCTATTTCCAAGAAGATCCATAGACTGGTTCAGTTCCATAGTCCCAATCATCATAATCTTCATCATTTCGAATCTTTTCATGCAACTCCACTTGTTTTTTAAAGTCATGTTTGGGTGCTGTATCGTGCATAACCTCTTGAATGACTCTTTTTTGAGGAACATCGACATAATCTGTGATTAAGCGATCAGTTCCCCACATATCATACATATAATTTTTGTCTCTATCGACGGGTAGATTTGACATTTTAGCTCCTGTTTTAACGAATAAAACAGAACTTTTATAAAGGAGGTTGCTATCTCCTTATGTCTATTTAACGTTCTACTTCTCTTAATGAGTATGAGTCGGAATTAAGGTATTTTAAGACTTCTAAGGCGATTAAACGGGGATTTCCTTCACCGCAAGTGTAGACATCGACTGCTAAACACCCATTTTCTGGCCAAGTATGACAAGAAACATGACTTTCTGAAAGAGCAATCACGACTGTACAACCCTGAGGTATGAAACAATGAGAAAAAACGTTCAAAATGGTCATTTTTGCACGTTCAATTCCCTTAATCATGACGTTTTGTAGAGAATTTACGTCATTAATCAGGTTAAAATCAACATCATACACCTCTAGCAGCAGGTGCTTACCCATTGAAAACTGTTTCAATTCAATTTCGATAAAAAATTTATTTATTCGATATAAAAACCCTTGCGATAATAGTCTATATCATCAACAAATCTCATATTTTCAACTTTTTCATCGCTCCAAACTGGAATTGCAAGTGAATTTCCATAACGAAAATCAGGATTTCTACGAAAATGAACTTCAATTAACTTATCTCCAATGAATTCGCAGTTAATCCAGTCATAAGTTCCCTTTAGGTCTTTTAAAATCTCAGGAAATTCAACTTTTTGATCAATTTTTTCCCACTTTTTCCATTTATAATAAGGGTCATTCTCATCTCTAGTGCCAACGACAACCAATTCTGCCTTCTGCTGACAAAAATCAATACTTAAATGCTCACCTTTAAAGATTTCACACCAAAACTCACCTGGATGAAATTGATCAGTGTGTTTTTCAATCCATTCATTACGAGCAAAACGCCCCATACCGAGCAAGTTCACCATCGGGCGAACAATATAAAAGTCGGGTTGAGGAACAGTAGTCCCAACAGGACCACATGTATACTCTAAAACCCGACTTAAAAACAATTTATTATAAACCCAGAGGTCTGACGGATGTATATTTTCCCATTCATCATTACCGTCTAGGTAATACATTATCCCTTACCTTGCCCTCTATATTTTTTTCTAGCTCCATTACGAGAAGAGGCAGCGTATTTTGTTCCAGCTCCATCGCCTTGGCGAGACTTTTTAGGTGGTCCAGGACTATAAGACGTGCGCTTATTCAATCCACCAGTTGCTTTTGCCATTTATGATTCTCCAATAAAATTTCAGTTTCAAGATCTTCAGGGGATGGAGAACCTGTCTGATAAAATTCAATCGACAGATCCTCCATTACATCGAAATATTCTTCTTCTGTGAGACTTGAATAAATTCGTCTTCCTTTACAAAGAATATTGTAACGTTCGTTAGACATCAAATCACTCTTGTTTTTTCGTGACCAACGCGGATGCGAGGATCACACCAGATTTCAAAACCTGCTTCCTTTGCATCCAAACAGAATGATACATCTTCTCCACACATATCCTGAACTTGCCCAGATTCAAAGACTTGCATCTTTGGAGCAAACCAAGGATATTTCATTTCTGAATGTTCAAAGACTCCATTCTTAATCAACAACCAACCAAAACCAGTATAGTCTACTGTGAATGGCTTTCTACGCTTTGAAATACTTTCAACAGTTTCATGATTCATCACACCACCATTGTTTCGGAAATCATCTTCCTCTAACCAATGTGCCACTGAGGTTGTTACACCATCTTCAGTCGCATACCAACCAGCAGCAATGTCCTGATCCATTAGAACCAGTTGCCAAAACTTTTCAGTGTTGAATACAATGTCAGAATCAATCCAAAGTTGCCAATCATATTTCAGTTTCCCATCCCAAGGTACCTGATCAGGTCCTCTCAGAACATTTGCTCCCAAACACTTACAGCGAGCAAAATTAACCATTGATGAATAATCTTGCGAAATCTGAATGCTAGCACCTGCTTGAACTAAATCAAAACAAAGTTGCACGAAGTTCTTAAGATAAACATAAGAAACTCCTCTACCAGGCAGACAGAAAACAACTGACTTTCCTCGCACCATTTCTTTTGCCTTATTGTAATCCCATTCTTCAGCAGAATTACTTGGAGACGGTGCTTTTGCTTTTACTGTGAATCCTTTAGCCATAAGATAAAACGTTTACTTCAGTATCATACGTTATTATGTAGTGAATGTCAATCACTCCCGTTCTGAGAGAATTACTTCATCACCTTCGATTGAAAATTGAATCTCAGTATCTTCATACCATGAGAGTTCATTAACAATTTCTTCTGGAACAACAAGGTAGTACTCACCAGAAATTGGATCGACTTGTAGGGACTCAAAAATATCTCCGGAATTTTTTTTCATTTGGTGTATTATATGCGACCTTTTTCAGAATTATATAGTATCCGGAATTTTTTGAATAGAGAGATATTGAGAGGTCGATCTGGGTCGTTTATAGCTTAGGGTAGTGGTGCGTTTTTATATCACGGGGGCGCCCCCGATCGCGCACGGCGGCGGGGGACTGTCGTTCACGAACGAACGCATAAGGCGACCAACCCCCCACCAGACCCCAGAAGGTCAGAAGCGGACTGCCAGAGCAGAATGCCCGACGCGATCTGCCAGACGGTCACGGGCCGCGGCGATACGGTCGGCGCGATGCTGTGCCTTAGCGTTGCTAATGGTGCCCTTAAGATCAGCGACCATCTCACGACCCATCCCACCAACGGGATTCAGAGTGACCCCACGACCGACACACCGATCGCCGCTGCCCTGACCCCGACCACGAACGGTGACGGATTCATCTCCATCACCACGGCGGACTTGCCCAACAGAAGCGCCACGCCCACGCTGACCCTGACGCTGCCAAAGTTCATCAGCACGGGGGTTGCGGCGGGGCAGGCGGGTAACGGTGTAGGTCATCGGGGTGGGGTGGTGAACTGAGAGAATTGTAGCACGGGCAGGGGGAGGGTCACCAGGTCGGCAGTGCCTCCTGTGCCTCATCGCGATGTGCCTCAGAGAACTGCCCTGCCCACGTGACGGCATCAGTTCCCCACGGCGGGGTCAGGCGGTTGAAGTTGGTGCCGTCGTTGCGGTAGGCGACCCAGATGGTCTGACGGTCGGTGAGGCGGGTGGCAGGAGAGAGGCGCATTGGTTCGGGGTGTGAACTGAGAGAATTGTAGCACGTTCCGTGGCACAGATCAGGCGACGGATTTGGCGGCAAGCATCAGGGCGTGGAATTTATGGAATTCGTGGGTCATGCCAGGGGAGAGCGTCGGGCGTCCCTTGCTGCCGTGAGCGGGAAGGTGGAAGGTCTGAGCGATGGCGGGATGGGTCACCTTGTCGTGACTGCCACCAGGTTTGATCGTGCCTCCTGATTTAATGATGAGGCGGCGGGCATCGCGGATCTTCAGGGGTTGCATCGGGTCCGTTGCTTTGGTTCCCATAGCATAAACCCCCCAGCGGCGAACCGTAGGGGGGCAATGGTCAGATTCAGAATTGGATGGGTTCGGCGGTCGGTTCGCCGTCACCGTCCTGAGCGATGCGTTGTCCGTCAGAGAGTCCTTCCAGGATGCTCAGAATCTGGGAACCGTTGCGACCCTGGCGGAGCAGGGAAAGGGCAAGGTCAAGGGTCATGGGTATGCTAGGATTGTGAGTTGGTTTGGTGTGGGCGTCTTTCAGGGCGCACCCGTTCCCATGAGTCAGGCGGCGACCAGCAGATCCTCCTCCCAGCGGTAGAAGGTCAGAATCTCAGCGTAGGGGTCAACCTCCACAGTGGGGGCATTCGCTCTCATGATCGCTGCCTTGCACTGGGCGGCAATCTCATCAATGCTGAGGGCGCGGTCGGTGGCGGGGTTGTAGCGCATGGTGTGGTTCGTTTGAACTGAGAGTATTGTAGAGCAGTTTAGGGTCAGTGCTCAGGACCCGTATGCCAGTTGATCAATCGGCATAGAGGGAGATGAAGTCCTCCACGAACTCCCGTGCCTCATCGCCACTCATGCGGGAGATCATCTCACGGGCGACGGTCTCCCAGGAGAAGTCGTCTGCCAGGTCAAAGATGGCGCACCGTGCCTGAGAGGCGCTGAGGTTGGCGGCGGTGATCTGAGCGTAGGTCATGGGGTTCCTTTGAACTGAGAGTATTGTAAGGGGTCGGGGTGGGGTCTGAAGGGGTGGGTTGTGCCACCCCTTTGATTGTCACTCCATCCCCATCGCTTCCTTCAGGGCATTGTATGCCGCCAACCAGTGGGCGGCATCATCATGGTTGCCCTTGGTGCTCTCATCACAGGCGATGCACAGGAGCGCGGTGCGGATGGTGCCCCACTTGCCTTCGGGCAGGGTGACGGTCGTCAGGGTCTCAGGGTTCCAGGGGGCAGCGGTCATGGGAGGTCGTCTGAACTGAAAGTATTGTAAGGGGTCTGGGGGTCAGAATGCCACCAGCTGGTCCAGATCCCATTGTGGCACACTGGCGACCCCATCGATCACGTAGGCGCCCTGATTCTTCCGCAACCAGGCGTTGATGTGCTTGGTGGTGGTGGCGCTCCACTGGTAGGCGGTGCGGATCCACCCTTTGCCAGGCACGATCGCGGCGACGGGTTGATCATAGGAGAACAGGATGCAGGTCCCGTCTGCCAGGGTCACCTCAGTTTGGTTGCTGCCGACTTGCTGGACTTTCATGGTGGGGTCGTTTGAACTGAGATCAGTATAAGGGGTCAGCGGTGCCCTTTGGGGCAGGGAGTGGACAGTGCCTCAGGTGTCCTCATCCTCCCCCAGAATGAACCCATCAACCCATCCTGCTGTGTATCCGTCATCTTTGGTGAACAGGCGGATCTTAAGAAGTTTGGCGATTGCAAAGGGCAAACCGATCACCAGGGCTCCAGGGATGAGAATGGCAAGCAGTTCGGTCATGGGGTTCCTTTGAACTGAGAGTATTGTAGCGGGTCAGCGGGCGATCAGGTCGCCTGCAGTGTACAGTGCCTGAGCTGTCACATGGCGGACGGGGCGAATCGGTTCCCATAGTATCCAGAGCAGCAGAGCGGCAACGGTCAGGCGAAGCATGGTAGCACGGTGGAACTCAGGGGAACGGGAACGGGTCAGGGAGCGGATCATGCGATGTGAGCAGGGGAACCACAGGAACGGTAGAATTCTACCATACGTTCCGCCTCTGCCAGGGTGGGGAACCATTGCGACCGCCACTCACAGTGGTTGTAGGGGACCTGGTAGCGGACTTCGTAGCGGGTCAGTGCCATGGGTCAGTTGAAAGACTTTGGGGTGGCGGGTCCGTGACCTCCCGCCTACGGGGTCAAGGGGTCTGTGGGGTTGCCCCCGCCGTTCCTCCCCTTGTTGAACATAGTATGGCACGGCAGAGGGGGCAGGTCTATGGGGTGTGTGCCACATTCTGAACTGTCACAGCACCTCTTTGCCGAACTTGCCACACAGGTAGAATGCCATTCCTTTATCTTTCAGGGTGCAACCTGCAAAGGTGAGAGGAACATAGGCGCCGTTAGTTTTAGATGCTTTGGTGCGAATTTGCAGCAGTCCGTTAGGACCAGTGATGGTGCTCAGTTGCTCACCAGCATTGAACTTAGCACGAATGGTATCACAAATGTGGTTGTAATCCTCCGCCAGTTCCTGATAGTGTTCGGGGTGAGTTTCAGGGTTCAGAACCTCAGTGCCCACATAATCGTTGGAGCGGGTGAAACCAACGTAGATGGTTTGAGAGAGTTTCTCACCGACTTTGCTGTCAGCGAAACTAACACTATCCTCCAGAATCTCAGAGAGGCAATGCTTCAGTTGGGTGACAGCGATAGACTCACCAACCGTGAAGGTCTTCAGTTCTCCATCCACCAGATCTTTCAGGTTGGAACTGTTAGGAATGCCCAGGGCAGTTTCAATCAGTTGCCCACGGGATCCTTTGTTCTTCCCAGGTTTGGCGAACGCAGCGAAGTTAGTTACCTTCAGTTGGGCAGCGACTTGCAGGGTGTTGAGCATCGGGTGCGTTGCTGATGAGATTAGTATAGGGCACCAGGGGCACCCCACAAGGGGGTCTGTGCCACTTCAACGATTGGCACACTGGAAGCGACCGCTGTTGAAGTTAGCGTTAGAAAAGACCTCACGATTCACCAGTTTGAACATACCAAACTGATTCACCAGAACGTAACCCTCAGCGTCGATTCTGTTACCGTACAGATAAGCAGCAGGACCATCATTGCGGCAGAGGAACAGGCAGTCATCTTTGATAGACTTCACCAATGCCCACAGACGCAGCAGGTTAGCATCACAATCAAAGTCCTCAGGATTCACCTCTTCACCAGCACGAATGCAGGCATTGATCTGTTGTTTGATCTTTGCCGCTTCCTTCTCACTCACAAAGGTGGCAGTTTGTGCCATCTGACGGGCGAACTTGCACACCTCTTCAACATCAGCGAACGACTCCTGATTGTGCAGGATGTATGCATTCGGTTTCACGAACTTCACCGTTTCGGTATCAGTCCAGATGCTACGGTCAGGGAATGCCTGGGCGTCACGAAGATCGCTCTCAGCATAATAGCAAGTGTGCGGGGCGATGATAATTTTCTGGGAAACTACCTCACCGAACTTATACGTGATGGTGTTAGGATTGTATTCGGTATCACCACCGAACCCAATGAAATCACCCTGATAGATGGTTTCGAAACGCGGCAGATAATCGAAGCAAGCGTGAAGAATGTCTGCTACGTTGCCTTCGTAGTGTTGATCAATGTCCTCATGATTGTGAGCAATACGAATCTTCTTTTTGTTGAACACTGCCTTGGTTCCTACAAAGAACTCACCGCAAGCAGGGTCAATCCCCCACACGATGGCAGGGGCACCGTCGATCTTGACGCTCAGGGCACCAGGGGTCACGAACCAGTCCAGGACGCTCAGGTCGCCCGTGAGGATGGTATCTTCGGGGTGCTCTTGGTGCTTGTTCTGCATCGGTTCTCTGTTGATGGAATCAGTATGGCACGAACCAGGGGGGACCGCAACCCCCCCTGTGCCACTTGTTCAACTGTCACCCAGGAGGTCTGGATCCAGCAGGTCGGGATAGTAAGACTCAACCTCTGAAATCAGTTCCTCATCAGTATAACTGGTGAGATTTTCTTCCATCTGGTCACCAACAATCTGCAGCAAATCTTTGGTGCTCATGTTATCAAGCAAACGGTCGATGTATGCTTCAACCAGTGCTTCACGATCGAAAGTGTCAGTCATGGTTTCAGTTCAGAACGTGACGATAATCAATGGATTTGATGCACCAACCAGATGCACAAGTGATCTCTTCAACTAAATCATCTTCATCATCTGCCTCCCAGATTTGACCAATGTATTCTGCATTTAGAAGGTCTTTGTCATAAGCAGTCATCTCATCATCGTCATCAGTATCAAACTCAATGTAGAGGATTTGGAACTGCATCAGTAATCGTAGTTAGAGTTCAGATACTCATTGACATCGAACTTTTCATCTTTGAGTTCAGGAATGTCAAGGTCAAAGATCTCACCAGGAGCATCTTGAATCTCAGACCAGAGTTCATCAAACATGGCGTGTCTCTCAGGGACGAATGTAATGTATCAGGGTCTGGGGGGCATTGCAACCCCCCTTGTGACACTTACTCAACTGTCACACTCACCTCTTTGATGTTAAGACCCATCAACTGGTTTGTGACACGATTGCAGACAACTTCGGTGGGGTTCTTTACTCTGGACTTCTCATACCAGAAGGTAACGCAACCATCGTAAGTTTCGACCCGAACTTTAACTTCAGTCACGGTTGAATCTCAGGAACGAATGTATAATAACCCACGTGGTGGGGTTATGGTAAAACTGTGTGCCACTTCACGAACTGGCACAATTGCTCTTGATATCTGCCCTCTGGGTCTTTAAAGTACTTATACCCTACGGACATCGATACCAAAGGTATCTATAAGAATTCATATTTCTAGATATCATTCTCAATAAGAAAGGTCTTATTGAGAATTATAATAAAGCACATTTAGATGGTGTGGGAAGGGGTGAGTGGGGTGAAGCACATATTCTTGCACATAAGGCGGGCTATGTGTGCCGCGTGGGTATCTAGAACTCACCAGCCGCGATTCTCAATAAGAAACTAGTTATTGAGAATGAGATCTAGATGTGTATGTGTGTATCTAGATGATGTATGATGTGTGCGTCTCGACGAGATATAATGAATGCGTGTGCGATCTAGTCGAGACCACACACGCACGTCTCGACGAGATTCTACCAGTTCTTATTGAACACGAACCCATCTTCGAAATCAAAATCATAACGAAGATTACAGTTCCAGGTAGCATCCCAATCAACTACCACGAACGAAGGTGCATCAAACCCATAGATGTCAGTGGTAAATTCTTCGGCAAATGCTGCCTCAGAATCATAAGGACCCTGATAGGCATCTTCGAAAGACTGAAGATCCGCCTCATCATAGAGTTCCAGGAATGCATTCACAGCACCCTTACCATAAGAACTACACAGAGTCTGATACAGTTCCTGATACTCTTCGGAGATCTCATCCTCCAGAGTATCATTGTTCAGGATACCCTTGACAGTCAGCAACTCAGTGTAGAATTCAGTGTATTTGAGTTTGCCATCACGCTCATACCCACAGGCACGAACGATTTCAGACATCTTAGCAGGCGGGTTTTGTGCCTGCATTTCATTCACTTTGTTCAGCAGGGAAGAACCAGTCAGCATGGTCGGTGTCTCAGGAACGAATGTAATGTAGATCGGATTGGTCAGGAACGCAAGGGGGTGTGTGCCACTTATCAGACTGGCACAAGCCCCATCTCATCAATCATAATATCCCGCACACTTTCACGGTCGAAACTATCACCACAGAAATCAGCACCTGAATGAATGTATTTAAACGTTGCCTCAATGATATCATCATCAGTGGCACCCATATCATAAATGCCACCAGGACCATAGAAGGACTTTACGTAACGAATGAATTCCACCATCACTTCACCTCCGCCAGCAGCAGTTTGTGAATGCGGTCTGCTTCCTCTAAGATATCACCATCCAGACGGTCCCACTCTACCCAATCATAGGCAGAAAGTGCAGTCTCATAAGAACCATCAGGCAGCAGGTTAGCATACATCAGAACCCGCTGATTGTTTGCATCCAAAGTGTAAGTGCAATTGTTGAGTTTGGAGATGGCGAAAACCATTGGATTTCTCAGCGACAAATGAATATTACCCCACCAGAGGACCCAGTGGCCAGAGGACCCAGTGGGGAATCAGTGTGCCACTACCTCAACTGTCACATGCAACGAACTCTTGGAGATAGTAATCCAATGGCAGCTCAAGTTCAGCCGCTTTCTGTTCCCAAGCATCCCATTCTTCCTGGGAAGCATCATTCAGAAAATCTTCGAAAGTATAATCAAAAACTGGACCACACATTGGATTAATTGCGACGACGAAGGTAGAATATCCCACCTGGTGGCAGATATCAAGGGGTCTTGTGCCAGTTCTCAAACTGTCACATTACTCGAACGGGTCGAATTCTTTTACCCTACAATGAACATCTTCGTTAGGTTCGAGTTGCAATAACTCCCGCCAATCGATGTTATCCAGGTCCAGATCATCATAACACATGATATCTAGTGTAACCTGTTCGATACGCTTCTGTGCTAACATGAGGTCTAGATGTGTA